TCATCATTTATTGATAAGGTTGAAATGAGTAACCTTTGTCAAGAAATTACTCTTCCAACTAAACCTATTCAACACATCGATGATCCTGATGGTGAAATTGCTCTCTGTATTTTGAGTGCAATTAATGTTGGTAAAATCAAAACCAATGATGAACTTGAAGTTCTTTGTGATCTTTCTGTTCGTTCTCTTGATGAGTTGATTGACTTTCAAGGATACCCCGTCAAATCGGCAGAAATTGCCACCAGAGCACGTCGTTCTCTTGGAGTGGGGTATATTGGTCTTGCTCATTATCTTGCCAAGCACGGAGAGCATTATGGGGATCCTAGAGCATGGCAATTGGTACACGATCTGACTGAAGCATTTCAGTATTATTTAATTAAAGCAACTGTCAGACTTGCTAGAGAAAAAGGTCCTTGCGAGTATTCTCACCGAACGAAATATGCTCAAGGTATTCTTCCTATAGATACTTATAAGCGAGATGTGGATGAAATTGTACCTAACGAACTTAAGTATGATTGGGAGTCACTGCGGCAGCAGGTTAAGAAATATGGAGTCCGGAACTCAACATTGTCCGCACAGATGCCATCGGAGAGCAGTTCCGTTGTGTCAAACGCAACCAACGGAATCGAACCACCTAGAGGATACCTGTCCGTTAAGAAGTCCAAGAAAGGACCTCTCAAGCAAATTGTTCCGCAGTATCAAACTCTTAAGAACAATTATACGCTTCTTTGGGATATGCCTAGCAATCTTGGTTATATCAATATTGTTGCTGTTATGCAAAAATTCTTCGATCAAGCGATTAGTGGAAACTGGTCCTATAACCCACAAAATTATTCAGATAATGAAGTCCCTGTTAGCGTAATGGCACAAGATCTTCTAATGTGCTATAAAATGGGATGGAAAACTGCATATTATCAGAATACTTATGATATTAAAACTGATGAAGTAGTTGAAGAACCAAAGCAAGAACTCCAATCTCTTCTTGATGACATTATGAGTGGTGATGAAGATGATTGTGAAAGTTGCAAAATCTGACTTAGTTAAATATTACAGTGTGAGTTAAGTTAATTTGTTGAGGGAAGTATGGTTTTTAATTTTAAAACAAATTCAGAGGAAAAAAGTATGGTCGAATCAATGACCGTTTTTAATTCTCAAGAAGTAGATACTAAAAAACAACCTATGTTTTTTGGACAACCATTAGGACTACAAAGATATGATCAATATAAGTATCCAGTATTTGACAAATTAACTCAACAACAATTAGGTTACTTTTGGAGACCTGAAGAAATTTCTTTACAGAAAGACAGGGGAGATTATCAAACTCTTCGTCCAGAACAGAAACATATTTTTACATCAAACTTAAAATATCAGATTATGCTTGATTCAGTTCAAGGAAGAGGTCCTGGTATGGCATTTGCCCCATACTGCTCTCTTCCAGAATTGGAAGCATGTATGAAGGTCTGGGAGTTCATGGAAATGATTCATTCTCGTTCTTATACATACATTATAAAAAATGTATATTCAGACCCTTCTGAAGTTTTCGATACGATTTTAAATGATGATCGTATTATGGAACGTGCTATTAGTGTCACCGAATCTTATAATGACTTTATCAATAGTGCTCAACAATATGGAACATCTAATGATTGGATTCATGCGTTAGAACAAGTTCCCACCGCACAAAGTACAAGATATGAACTTAAAAGAAAACTGTACAGAGCAGTTGCAAACGTTAATATTCTTGAAGGTATTCGCTTTTACGTCAGTTTCGCTTGCAGTTTTGCATTTGGCGAACTCAAGCTTATGGAAGGAAGTGCAAAAATCATCTCATTGATTGCTCGTGACGAAAGTCAACATTTGGTCATCACACAAAACATTCTAAACAAGTGGAAAGAGGGTGATGACCCTGATATGAAGAAGATCTCACAAGAAGAAGAACAATGGGTTTATAAGACCTTTGAGAAGGCAGTCAATCAAGAAAAACTTTGGGCAGAGTATCTGTTTAAGAATGGATCCATGATTGGACTCAATGATAAACTTCTTCAGCAATATGTTGAATGGGTTGCAAATCGCAGAATGAAAGCGATTGGTCTAAAACCACTTTATGATGTTTCTGCAAAGAATAACCCTCTTCCTTGGACCGACCATTGGTTGAATTCTAAAGGACTGCAAAATGCCCCACAAGAAGTAGAGATTGAGCAGTATTTGATTGGTGGCATTAAGCAAGATATGAAAAATGATACTTTTGCAAACTTTAAACTATGATTTCTAGTCATCATGAAATAGAATGGAATCTTGAAGAAATGAAAACTGCCTATAGAGAGGCAGCAGAAGCAGATAGATTTTTATTTGGAGATTTTGATTATTCTTATATTTGGAAAGAAACGAATGGTAATGATGTCTATTAGAGTCCTTCGGGACTCTTTTTTTATAAATAAAATTATAAGAAATTAAGAAAGTAAAAATGTCTAGAATTACTGGATTTGATGCTGCAAATTTGATAGAGGCATATAATGCTGTTTATGCTCCTCAAGAAGAGGTTGAACTCACTGAGGAACAAATTCAAGAAGACTTTGAGAACTGGGTAAATTCACTTGTAGAAGAAGGTCATGACCTCAGTGAGTATACTTGGGAAGAGATGTATGAAGAATATTTGAACGAAGTTATCAGACCTACTACAGGGCAACAAACTGCACCTCGTCCTACAACTTCCCCCAGACCAACACCTGCAGCAACTGGATACAACCCTGCTGGTGGTGGAATGGGTGGTGCAAGAGGATCTCGTGGACCAGTTGTTTCACAAAGACCAGCACCATCTAGATTTGGAACTACTACACCTAGAGGATCATCAGTAACATCTACCGGCGTTTCTGGTCTTTCTGCTGCTGATAGAGCAGCATACTCTGCAGGAGGTGGAAATACTGCTGCCCAAAGAGGAATGGGTCAAACAACGTCTCAGGTAATTGCTCAGGGCAGAGCAAATCTGAATAGAATGGATCAGGGAAGACCTGCTCCTGCTCGTCCCGTTGCATCTGCTCCTGCTTCTACAAGACCCGTAGCAACTGCTCCAGCAAGACCTGCAGCAACTGCTCCAGCAAGACCTGCAGCAACTGCTCCTGCTGCTCCAAGACCAACACCTGCAGCGACTGCACCATCCGCTCCTGCTGCTCCCAGACCTTCTCTTGCTCAGCAAACTGCAGAACTTCGTAAAATGAGACAAGCATCTCAGCAACGTCAAATTGCACAAGGAGGAACTCCTGCAACTCCTTTAGTTCAATCTTTTGATCCTTTTGATATTGTTATGGGTTATCTAATTGATGAAGGATATGCTGAAACTGAAGAGGCAGCAGCAGTTATTATGGTAAATATGAGTGAAGAATGGAGACAAGAAATTCTTGAGGGAAAAGTTGCTAGTGAAACAATGGGTTCTGATGAAAGAAGAAGGGAAAGAAACGATAGATATAGAGAAGAAAATCCAACTCTACCAAGTGGAAATCCTACAGGAGTAAATGCTCAATTAATGAGACAAATGGCACATGCCAAAAAAAGAGGAGTAAAGAAGAAAAAAAATTAAATTATTTTTAAATTATTATCATAAGAGGGTCTAACCAACCCTCTTTTTTTATAAATAACTAAAAAAGTAAGAAAGAAACATGAAGTCCTTTAGTCAGTTTTTGGAAGAGTCATATTTGAATGAAGAAGAAGCAAGGCAAGGATCATTATTTACTCGTAGTGGAAAACCACAAAATTTTAAAGGCGGAAGAACTCCATTCACCGCAACTGATCCCACACCACTTCCAGCATCTAAAAGACTTCCTGCCGGTTCTCCGGAAGCACCAAAAGTTTCTTCAGGACAATTGAGTATTCCGGAACCAAAAACAACTAAAGTTTCTGGATCACAAGTTAGAAGTGCTGGAGAAGCAAGACAAGGATCACTACTTACAAAAAGTGGTCAAGCACAAAATTTTACAGGTGGAAGAACTCCTTTTGTTGGGACTGAACCAGTAAAAGCAACAAAACGCCTTCCTGCAGCTGCTCCAGAAGCACCAAAAGTTTCTCCGGGACAACAAGTAATTAGACAAACTTCAAATCCTCCAACCACAAAAGCATTACCTCCCGGACAAAAAGGTGGAACATTAGCAACAACATCTTCTACCAAACCAGCAACAACTCCACCAATTCAAGCAGTAAATGTAAAAGATATTACAGCAAAACCAAAAGCACTTCCTTCTGCTGGAAAAGCAAGTGCTCCAAAAGCACCTACTTTAGGAAAAACTGTTAATCCAAAATCTTTAAGTGCCGTAAAACCAAGTTCTACTACAGGTAAATTTCCTTCCGGTTTAGGTAGGAATTTAGGTCGTGCTGCTTATGGACTTGAAGCAGGTTTAGAAACTTTAGATCAAAAATCTAGAGGTCGCAAAACTGGTTCTGCAATTGCAATGGGTGCAACAAAAGCAGCAGGTGGATGGGCTGGTGCTAAAGCAGGTGCGGCTGGTGGTGCTGCTTTGGGATCACTTGCTGGTCCAATAGGAACTGGAGTAGGTGCAGCACTTGGTGGTATTGGTGGATATGTGGCAGGTTCTAATCTTGCTGGAAAAGCATCTGAAACAGTTGCTGGAGCAACTGGAAAAGAAAAATCAGCAATGGCAACTGCAAATCGTCAACGCCAGGCAGGAACTGCTATCAAAGGTATTGGTGGAAAAACAACATTTGATACCAAAAAGAATACAATGACCACTGGTTCTGGATCACAAAGAAAAACAGTTGGACTTGCTAAAACTGGTGTTGTTCAAAGAGGTGGACAATCAACAGCAGGATACCTTGCATATAAAGGTGGTAAAGCAGTTTATAAAGCAGGACCAAGTGCTCAGTCACTTGCAAAAACTTCTTCAAATCCACTGGAAAGAATTGGAAGATCTTTATTTGCAGGTGCATATAAGAAATCGGATGCTGCTGCCGCTGCTAAAAAACTTGCCACTGCTAGACAATCTGATGCTGCTCGCAATAAAGCACTTGGTGTTAAAATGAAGCCTGGTGGGTGATTTTTATAAATACCATTATATAAAAGTATTAAATTCATAACCATGTCTAGAATTTCGCAAGATTTCATCAACAGTGTTGGATACTTGTATGAGGAAATCAACATTCAACAGAATGACTTTCTGAATGAAGAATCTGAGTATTATGATGCGGAAGCAGCAGAAATAGTAGAAGATATTCTTGCTACTATCTCAACTTCAATGGTTTATGAAGGATATAGTGCTGAAGCAATTATAGGTTTCTTATCAGATTCTTCAGAAGAAACCATTATTGAAAAGTATCTAAGTTTTGATGAAAATGTTCTTTTGGAAAGTAATGTTTCTGATGAATATATTGAGGAGCAATTTCAACAATTAAATGAAATTATTGGTGCTGCACTTAGAATTGCTGGGGCAGGTCTTAAAGCAGCAAAATATGCTAAAGGAGCAAAAGGTCTTGCTCCTTTAACTAGACTTGGTTCTGGGTTGCAGGGAGCTGGAAAAGCAGCATCTAGAGTTGCTCAGCAAGGAGCAAAAGCAAGTGCTATGGTAAGACCAGCACTATCAAAAGGGGTTCAAAAAGCAAAAGACATTGCTCAAGGGGCAAAAAAAGCACTGCCAGGAATCGCTAAAGGTGCTGGAATCTTTGGATTAGGTGCTGCTGGTGGTTATGTTGGGGCAAAAATGGCAGGTGCTGGATCTGGAGAAAAATCTGCAGAATCTCCAAAACCATCAACAAAAACTCCTGCACCTGCAGCACCTAAATTACCACCTGCATCATCTAGTTCTGGGGGAGGATCTGCATCTTCTGGTGGTGGGGCGACAAGATCAAAACCAGTAGCACCCGTTACTTCGAAGCAGACTGGTAATAAAGCAAAGGATATGGCAACTTGGGCAAAAGCAAATCCAAAACTTGCTGCTAAGTTAAATCCAGATGGAACCCAAAAGGGAACTGGGCAAAGTGAAATGGAAAAAAGTGCTGAAGAACTTCGTCAAATGGCGAATAGATCCAAACAACGTCAAGGTGCTTTAATGGGTGGTCCAGAAGGTCCCGGTAAGATTGATACAAAAAGTGTAGATGCTGCTATAAAAGCAGAACAGGAAAAGCAAAAGCAAAAACTACAATCTCAAAAAAATACTTCTATGACTGCTAAAGAGTCATATGAACCCTATGATGTTATTTTGAATTACCTGCTGTCTGAGGGTCATGCAGACACCGTAGATGAGGCAAATTACATTATGTTAGAAATGGATGAAAATGCAGTTGGAACAATTATTGAAGAGTATGAAGATTATCTTCTTGCTGAGGAAATTCAAGAGTGGGTGAATGGTCTTCTAGATGAAGGATATGATTTTTCGGAATATTCTTGGGATGATATCGTAGAGTATTACGTAAAGAATTGATTTTATTCTAACATAACTTCAGGGGGGCTTGACAAGTCCCCTTTTTTATTGCTAGACTAGGTTTGTCTCCGTTGAAGATAACTTATATTTAATAATACTTAGAGCTCTTAAGGGCAGCACCATAAATTCTTTCAGATTCACTCATATAAAAAGTTCCGCCAATATTTGTATTATAATACTCTTCACTCATTAATACATTGCGGTTGAACTGTTCATAAGTTTCATAGTAACTCATTGATTTTTTATGAGGGCATAGGTAGAGAATTTCACGAAGAAAATGTTCTTTACCTAATTTTTTTACATCTTCATTCAGTTCATCGCAAGAACCAAAGTAATTTTTCCAATCACTTTCTAGTGTTTTTCTTCTTCCAGTTTTTCTATCCTTTTGCCTTGTCCAGAAATGTTTTTTACCAATATATTTTTTATTATTCGTAAGATTCGTAATTATGTAAACAAATCCCTCCATTCCTTTGGGAACATCGGTAAAGACCTCTCCATTATATTGCCAATTCATAAGCATTCTTTATTTACCTATTTAGATTTGTCATCGAAGGGTAAAAATGCTAGACTTGAAGAAATCAATGATTTTCTAAATACTATGACCACGCTTGAAAGAACTCTTCGTCACTCGCATGACTGGGCAATTGATCGAATTCATGAATTGTCCGAATATGATATTGAAGCAGCACACTCAATTCAATCTGAGTTTAGTGAATGGTTGAATCCTGATATTGAGAATCATGATATTTTTTCACTCGAATACATAGGAGAATAAAATGCTAATCGATCTTCATAACTTCTTTAGATTTTATGATGAGAAGAATCCAAAGCACGTTGCGGCAGTAGAGCAACTTGAAAAGGATCTTCTGGCAAAAGCAGAAGACTTAATGGATGATGATGCAAATTGGGTGAGAATTTTTAGATCCAAAGTAGAAGCACCAAAGACTCCTGGCGTTCTTGACGTTCCTTTTTATCCACAAACAGATAATTACAGAGATGCGAACAGAACCTGTAATTCATCTTCTTGTGCAATGGTATTAGAATACTTTAAACCAGGCACACTTTCTGGACCAAAGGGCGATGACGCATACATTCGTAAGGTTTTTGCAGTTGGCGACACAACTGATCATGCAGTTCAAACCAAAGTTCTTGCGTCTTATGGTATTAAGTCACAGTTTAGTTACAATCTTTCTTTTGCTAACCTTGATAGGGAGCTTGCCGCTGGTAGACCTGTCTGTATCGGGATTCTTCATCGCGGTTCTCTATCTGCACCTACTGGTGGGCACATATGTGTAGTCATTGGTAAAAGAGGAGAAGATTATGTGATTAATGATCCTTATGGTTCTCTGAATGATGGATACACTGGTCCAGTCACAAATGGTAAGGGTGTTGTTTATAAGCGTTCAGACTTGGTTCGCCGCTGGTGCCCAAAAGGTAATGATGGTTGGGGGAGAATCTTTGACGCAAAAAAGCAATGAAAATTCCAGCACCCGGAATTAAATTAATTAAAGAGTTTGAGGGATGTCACTTAAAAGCATATCCCGATCCTTTGACCGGAGGACTTCCAATCACAATCGGTTGGGGAAGCACTCGTGATTTTGACTATACTCCTTTCAAGAGAGATAGAGTCATTACACAAGACTATGCGGATCGTTTATTGGAGCACGATTTACTTAATCGTTTTCTTCCAAAATTATCCAAGATTCCTTATTGGAGTGAAATGAATGATAATCAAAAATCAGCATTGCTTTCTTTCAGTTATAATCTTGGGTCTGATTTTTATGGTGCTCCTGGATTCAATACGATCTCCAGAAAGTTAAGAGAAAAAGATTGGAAAGGTATTCCTGCAACTCTAGAATTGTATCGTAATCCTGGCACAAAAGTAGAAGCAGGACTACGAAGAAGAAGAATTGCTGAAGGAAAACTTTGGATGTCTTAATCTTCTACTTTAGTTCTTAATGCAATCACAGTAGTTAATATCGTTAAAAGTGTTTCATATCCTCTTCTTTCAGATTCTTTGCAATCTAAAGGGGGAGGATTTTTCAATTCTCCTTTTACGTTTGCTCTATTGATTGTTCCTGGAATCATAAAGTTACAAGCAATAAAATTGATACTGACAAACCCAATCGCAGAAAAACAAACTATAAAAATTAGTTTGGTGAGATTGAGTTTCATTTTTCCTCTTGCTGATGAATCCAGGTTTTTAATTCACTAACATATTTTCTTAATATCTCTGCTTTTTCTAGGTGCCAAGTATTACCACTCATGAAGTATTCGTGAGTGTGATTATCAATTGCTTTTAAAATCTGATGGATGGGGGCATTCCAAGGCTCACGCTTTGGTGTATTCCACTCTCGTGGCATATGACCTCACTTTTTCTTGCCACCGTTCTTTGCTTTTTTCGCAGTCGCATTACCTTGATTTTGCTTGGATCCGTTGGATCCTTTTTTACCTTTGTTTGCTGATTTTGCCATTGGTGTGAAGGCATAACAATTTATTTATGTGCCACTTTACAAACTGTCATACTTGACAAATCCTAAATATTAACTTATTATGTAAAAATCCCTGTTATGAGCAGGGTTTCTTTTTATGAGACTTTGACCGTGACACCCAGAGCCGTGGAAGGTGCCTTTTGAGAAAGAGGTGGACCCCCCTTCTATACGGATGTAGAGTTCAATTAATTTAAATGCAAAATTTCTTTACAGTAACCTTGCCTCTTTTGGCGACGGTTACAACCACAACGGCATCACTGCCTTCAGTGTTTCCTCCTCCACCTGTGAGTGGTCCTCCACCGTTTTCTATTATTCAAGAGGAGCCTACAACAAAGACAGCAATCCGCGAGGTTGCTCCCGAAAAACCTAAAGAGACAAGGTTAATTTGTAAAGGGTGTAATGAATACGAAAATAAGACCCTGAACTTTCTTCAGGATCGTGGTATTAAAGATAAATATGCCCTTGCCACCGTTATGGGTAATATTCGACAAGAATCAACATTTGTTCCGAATATCTGTGAAGGTGGTTCTAGAACCTCTTATAGAGGTTGTAGAAGTGGTGGATTCGGATTGATTCAGTGGACTTCATCAAATCGGTATAATGGATTGGGTGAGTTTGCTGCTCGTTATGGTGGAAATCCTTCTACACTTGATACACAACTTCATTATATGATTAATGAGACTCAATGGAAAGAAATCGAGCATAGACTCAAAAGACCTGGAAACTCGATTAATTACTATATGAGACTCGCACATAACTGGTTGGGGTGGGGACATCACGGCGCCCGCACTTCATATGCCTATGATTACGCTTCTCGTCTGATTAAGACAGAAGTTTGATATATAAGGGAGGGTTTGTGCTCTCCCTTTTCTTATGTTTAAGTTTGGTAAAAAGAAACCAGATATAAAACAATATGCAATCATAGGAATTGTATTATCATCTATCATTGCAGCACTCTCACAATGCACAGGAGTATCGCAAAATGGACTTTGGGACTTATTGGACGAAATTCAAAGAAAATATTTCCCACAAACTATCCTTAATGAGTTTATACTTAAAGATCCTGAAAAACTGAATCGTAGAATTGTAAGAGATGTAGACAGAGCAATTCGTGATGTAACACCAGAGTATGATTGGATTATTTCCGATTATGATAGAAAGTATCAACCAAAGTATCTGGAAGAACCAAATGATGAGACCTTATGTTATACTGATGACTGTAAGGCACTTGCTCCACCAATGAGAAAATGTGCCTCTTGGGTGGAAGATTGTAATTAAACGACTATATAAACATATCTTATTTTTTGGAGATTATTATGTCTGTATCACAAGAACTACTGAATGCTGTTGAAGCTTGGAAAGTAGAAGACGAAAAGTTTGTTGCTGGAAATAATGCAGCAGGCACTCGTGCTCGTAAGGCACTTCAGGAAGTTGCTAAACTGGTGAAGACCCGTAGAACCGAAATTACTGAAGAAAAAAACGCCCGTAAGGAAGCAAAGGCTTGACCTAAGGCGTAAAAGACCTTATAATATCAGGGTTGAGAGATCAACTGCGACACTTCCCTTCAGTAGGTTCAGGAGTGGCGGCGATAGGAACCTACTTTATGTCTCAGTAGCACAGCGGATTAGTGCAACAACCTTCTAAGTTGTGGGTCGGGGGTTCGAATCCCTCCTGAGACGCTTGGAGATTTATTCTCCATAACACACACAAACACACAGGAGTAAAACAATGACACCTTTTGAATTACGCTTTGAAATTTTCAAGCAAGCATATGCTCATGCTAATGATGAATATCTTGCGAGATATAATATAGTTGATAATCATAATCAAAATACTGGAAATAAATGGGATTATCCCTCATTTCCTTCCTATGAAAGGATTGAGGAACTTGCAGAAAAAATCAATAACTTTGTAAGTTCTAGGTAATCAAGTGGGGTGGCAGCACCCCCGTTAGTAATCCCATCGACCGAGCAAGCGAACGGGCCCGACTGTTAATCGGAGATTGGTAGGGGCAGTACCTACGATGGGAGTTTTTAAATTATTATTTTTATAAATAAAAGTATAGTTGTTGGTTAGAAATGTCTAATAAAGAAGCAGTTTCTTACTATAGAAAAAGGGCAAAAACATACGCTACAAAGGCATTTGGGTCTAAATGTGGTATATGTGGTTATGATAAATGTGTCCAAGCATTAGATTTTCACCATATAAATCCAGAAGAAAAAGTTTTTAATCCATCTATGGGTGGAGTAACTAGATCTTGGGAGATACTTTCTTCCGAACTTCGTAAATGTGTGTGTTTATGTTCAAATTGTCATCGTGAAGTTCACGCTGGAGTAACTAATATTCCTGAAAATATTATTAGATTTGATGAAAGTTATGCAAAATGGGATTATGCTAATAAAGCAACACCTAAAGAAAAGGATAATTGTCCTCAGTGCGGAAAGGAAAAACTAACAACTCAAAAATATTGCTCAAATAAGTGTGCTTCTGCTGCTAGAACGAGGGATTATCCACCTTTGGATGAATTAATTGCTTTAGTTGAAAAGCACGGATATACTGGAACTGGAAGATTATTTAATTGTAGCGATAATGCTATAAGAAAACGAATAATGAGAGGGCAAGAAAAACTTGACAAACACTCGTAAATATGATAATATATAAATCTTGGAAGGTCTGGAAATGTCCGGGTCTTCCTTTCTAAATCCTAACTTTGTTAGGTCGGGGACTTGATCACCCCCGCGTTGCCCTATAAGCATTGTGGTGATGCAGCAGTTTTGTAAACTGCAGAGAACAGTTCAATTCTGTTATGGGGCTTGACATAATACTCATTATGTCATATACTTTCTTTTGTGTGAAGGAAGTGCTCGGAAGAGAGAAATCTCTTCCAAATGCGTGATTGATGTAGTGGTAACATTCCTCCCTTCCAAGGAGATCTCCTCGGTTCGAATCCGTGATCACGCTTTCTTAACCAAATCTTAGTTGACATAAGACCCAAAATGCTCTAAGATACTCTCAATCTTAAGGTTTGCTTAAGACCACCTAAATATCGAAGATTTACCTTGTTGTAAATCTTCACATTGTCGTTTAGTACTAAAAACAAATTTTTTATGAAGCTCAATCAACTGATGCTTGCACCTGTTGCTCTGGGAATGGTTGCTCCTGTTACTGCGAATGCCGCAGACCTTAATATGGTA